GCTCGATCAATCGCCAGATTTGCGGCCACGCGGGCCTCGAACTCGGCGGCGTCCTTGAACTTATGCTCGACATCTCCACTTTTGGTTCCCCACGCCTTAATCTGGAACAGTCCCCATTTCTCGCACGGGATGTTTTCTGACTTCCAAGAGCATCTCTTTTGGAATCCGCAGCGGTTACACAAATTCTTCCGCCGCTCCAGCCATTCCTTTTCCTTCTCACTCAGCGCCATGCGGTACCTCCTTCATCATCACCGCCCGCGCCGCGTCGCAGGTATGGCCTTTCTTCGCAGCCACCCCCCACTTGAGACATTGCACCCGTCCGGCACCGGCCCGCATGAGGCCGTAGATGCACCAGCGGCAGGGCGTCTCCGTCTTGCGGGCGCGGCGGTAGTTGGGGATTGTGTCGGTCATTGAAAGCACCGCTTCGCCTATCCAGCATCGATATCGTAGGTCTTTTCTTCCCACGTCAGGTCGCTTTCAGGCACGCGGAAATTCAAGCCGTCGTCAAACGCCCCACCATGCTGCTCAATGAGTTCGTAGGCATTCGGTTTGATAGCGTCATTCCTGTCGAGCCATTCCAGCATCAGGCCAGCTTCATGGCCTTCTCGAATGAGATTCCCGTCAAGCAGGATGTGGACTACCTTGTGCCCGCAGGGGAGAATATCTCCTGACCGGATGCCGTCACTTCCATCGCTATTGTCGAACCTGTAGACCTTACGGCAATCCTTGTTGCCGCAGAACGCGATGTTGTTGAGTTCTTTGTATGCCATGTATTTTCTCCCGGCTGCTCATCAGGCCGTGGCCGCCACGCCACGACGACGCCCCGCTTTGGGGCGTTTCGCTTGAGGGTGGTAGGGACATTTATGTCCTTACCAGAGTTGTCGCTGCTCCATTTGCTACAGCCGTGTTTGTGTAAAAAAAACGGGCTTTGAGTTGACACAAAGCCCGTTCAATTTGCCTGTAACTTTCCGTATCTCTTCCCGCGTCAGCACTCGCACGTCTTCGCAGCGCACCAGGCGCGGGCCGTCTATCCAGATCCACCATCTGCCATCTGCTCCAAGGTGGGGCGGTGTCTTTGTCCATGCTTGCCCGCAGCAGCCGCCATCGTCATCATCCCAGTGGGCGAAGACGCGGACGGGCTTATCCAGCCCTTGCGGACGTGGCCCGGGAGGCGGGGCACTGGTGAGCCAGTCGCGCACCAGAGCGGCCACGGCATCCGCTGACAGGGCCGTGTATTTGCCGTCTGGGCAGTGCCAGCAGCCGTTGATCTTGGCACGGTACAGCCCGGCATCCTCATTTTGCCCCGTAAATTGGGCAAAGTCGTATAGAAAAATAGCCTCCGTTTTGCCCTGTTTTTTGAGCAAAAGGGAGGCAGTCTTGTCGTTGGGGTCAGACATGGTAACGCCTCTTTTTTGTTATCGTCCCTGCGCCGCCAGCCATTCGCTTTCTTTCACTTCGCGCATCCATTCGGGGATGACTGGGAAGGGGGCTTCACCTTTTCTTCGAGGCGCTCCCGCCATTCAGGGATAAGCTTCAGCAGCAGGTAGCAGCGGCGGAAGTCGGACGGGTCGTGGGGCACATTGAAGCGCGCCCAGTCGCGGGGGAAATCGTCTTCATGCTTGATGGCCCCGGTCATGATGGCGAAAATCGTGCGGGATGAAATCCCTTGCTCGCCGAACGCTGCCCACATGATGGCGCGTTGTTCAACCGTGAGGCTTAAAATTTCTGCCGGATAGTCACCGAACCTGTCACACATGGCTACCTCTCATTGCCGGGTACGAGGCCCCCGGCGGGGCGCTTGGGGGAGGATGGATGGCTGAGAGACTAGAAAGGCACACCGTCCGGCCCGTAATCAGGTGCACGGTCGGCATAGCCGCCGGAGGGGTATCCGGTATCCGCATAGCCGCCGGTCTGTCTGGGGGCCTTCTGGCTCGGCTGCAGGTCGCCTTCCACGGGGCCGTCGGTGATGATGTCTTCACCGGCCATGATGGCCTTGTACTCTTTGTCCGTGCAGGGAAGGATGCGCCCCAAGGTATTCGACCAGTACATGCGGCCGTCCTTTCCTTCGTATGGTTCCCGGCTGATTCCAAGACGGGCCGGGAACTCCATGCCGTCCAGATCGCTCCAGGCGTTCAGAATACGCTTGCGGTCTGCCTGTGGGCTCTTGTCTTTGGGGTCAACACACCGGACAGCTTCCACGATGGCCCGCAGGGTACGTCCGCCGCTGCCGCAGGCTTTCTGCTGGCCTTCTGTGAGGCGGATTTTCTGGGCACTGCTGGGGAGAGTGATGTTTTCATACCACGCCACGCCCTCATAGACCCCTGCGGCCACCTCCAGTCTGCAGAAAAGCTGGAGCAGGCCGGTTTTGGCCATGGCCACCAGTTCGTCTTCCGGGCTGGCGTATTTGGGTTTTTCTATGGTGAGGCGCACCAGCACCCGGCTGCCGTTCGGGACGGGGCCGTAAGCGCTTTTCTGTTCCTGTTCCTGGCTGAGGTCGATCATTTGCGGTATTCTCCTTGGCTAGCTTCGTTGAGGGCATCGTGGAATGCCTGCCACGTTTTGTCGTGCCCGATGTTGATGGATTCAGGCAGCGGCCACCGGCTTTTGGCAAGGTAGGCCGGGCGCTCCTGCGTGTAGATGACGCGCTCTCCTTTGCCGATGGCCTTCCCTTTGCCGCCATTCTCCCCGCTGATGACCTTGGCGCGGTAGTTGAGGAACAGCAGCATATCGGCCCATTCCGTCCAGAGGGCCGCGGCTCGCTTATGGAGTTTGATGTTGTACTTCTGGTAGGGGTCGGCATCAGGCGGGTCGAAGGTGACGGGCACGGCGTGGGCAATGCAGACGATGTGCATACCGCGTTTCTCTCGCAGCATGTCGAGACCGGTCTGGATGGCCTTCCATTTATCGTCCACCTTGATGTAGCCCTTGCCGAAGCCGAAGTCCTCGATATTTGCCTTCCCGCCTTCGCGGCAGACCTCTTTCCAGACGAAGGGCTCGGCCCAGTCCAGAGAATCAAGGATCAGCGTCTTGAAGTTGTGCTTGCCCTTGATGAGGGCATTCAGGGCTTCCCGCATGTCGGCTATGGTGCTGGCCACTTGCGGAAACGTCGGTACATCCAGAGCCCCGGCACCGTCTTCGGTGCGGAGCAGGATAGGGTCGGGCCAGGTGGCGGCGAAGGACGTTTTCCCAACGCCGGGGACACCATAAACAACGACCTTCTGCGGGGGGAATTTCTTGCTGCTCACGATGGCTTCCAGGGAGAAGGGAGCAGGATTGAAGCCGAAGGCTTCTTCAACATCCTTGACCTTCTGCTTCATCGCAGAATCGCCGGCCTGCTCCAAAAGCGTCGCTGCTTGTGTCATGGGTCAATTCTCCTTCGGGGCCGGTGAACGGCCCCACATAGCTGTAATCGATGTCCTCAACGAGCGGACAGAACAAAGCCCCGGCGCAACGTGGTGTCGCGTCGGGGCATTCGGTTACGTGCTGGCACATGGCGGCTACCAGGCTGCCGCTTCGCGGCGGAGTTCTATGTCCCTGCTGCGCAGGGTCTCCTTGTAGGACTTATCCATGATTTCCTGCATGATGAGGTCATGGACAGGCAGGAAATCCTGCTTCACGGCGTCCGGGGTGAAGCAATTGGAACCTTGCTTGAGCAGCACTACCGGCTCACCTGGAGCGTCAATCTCAAAGCACTTCGCCATGCAGATGCCGAAGGTCCTGGGCAACGCGTCTCCGTAGTTTACGGGGCTCCAGTTTACACAGTTGCGGCAGCAGACGTTTTCTTCTCCGAACCGGTCGCACAGCCTGTCATATTCATACAGCTCCATGATGGGCTCCTACTTGCTGACGATGATGGCCGGGCGCATGACCGGCCCGGCGGGGTGGTCGAAATAGCCGACCAGGCAGAACATGCCGAGGATGACCAGGACGCAGGCCCAGCCGATGGGATTGCGGCGGGGGGAGAGCTCCTCCCGCACCTCTTGCCAGAAGGATTTTTCATCTTCGCGCATGGGATACTCCTTGAAAAAATGACGCCCGGCGGGAAAGGGAAACCGCCGGGCGTTTGCCGCTGTGGGTGACATGGCTGACGACGCAAAACACATGAAGCGCCGCCCCGTTGCGCTTGGGCAGGCTATCAGCGGCTTTCGCCTGCGCTCCACGGGGAGCGGGAGCAGAGGGAAAAAGAAAAGGCCGCCTCCCCGATGGAAGCGGCCCCGGCCGCGACGAAGTGAAAACAGCCTTTGCCAGTTCACACAGGCAGCCTTGTCGCGGCCCCAGTCCCGGCAACGACCAGAGGTATGGCGTGGTCGCTGCCGGTCAGGGGTGGAGTTTCAGCCTCCATTTCCGCCGCCCATCTCTGCGCGGCGGTGTGAAATCTGAAATCATCCTTGTTTCACGGGCGGCATCTCAACCCCCGTCCGTGTCTGCTCCGGCCTGCGGCAACGGCTGGGGAGCTACCTTGCCCCGCTGCCTGTGCGGCCTTCGTCGCGTCGATTGTCAATGAACCTGCGGTCTTTCCCGCCGTCTGGATACCCGCCCTTGTGAGCCTCGTTCGCGCTTGCGGTGGGGCCTCTTTTGCTCCCACACCCCGATTGCTCGGGGCCTCCCTGCCGCTCAGGCGGTATGTCCGGCGGGTTGGCGTTGGTACTTGGCCCCGTGGGGCCGTGTTCCCGGCCTTCCCCGTCGTCCATGAAAATAAGATACCAATCGGTATAAAAACTGTCAATAGGTAGTTTACCAATCGGTAGTTTATGCTGTATAAAAAAATCACGCCACACCTCGTGGCGCGATACAGGGCGCCCCCGGCCCGGCGGAGAAGCGAAGACGGGGGGAGAGTGGCGGGCTCAACCCGCACGGTCTGCTGGGGAGGGATAACCCACTGGCGGCAGGCCTGTAACGAGAACCAGGTGCCAAGCTCAAAGGGTAGAGTCTGAAGGGAGAAGGCCCGGCAAGGGAACCGTGCGCGGTTCTAAACCTCCCTACCTGCGGCAGGCGCATACAGTCCGCAGGGCCGAAAGCGACGGGGCGGCTCCATGCCGAATCAAAAAGTCGTGACGGCGCAGACCCCGGTGGAGGTGATCTTCACCAAGGGGAGTCTTGCGCCGTTTGCTCAAAGGCTCACCATCCGAATCTCAGGGAAGGCAATAGAGGATAACAAAAAGCCCCTCGTGATGAGGGGCAGGAGGTGCGGGTATGCCTATGTCGCTTGGCGATTTTGTTGAAACTGTCATGACTGAGCTTGGCCCTTTTTTGGAAGAAGGAACCCCGGTCAGCTTTCACCTAAAAGTTGGTGTGGAATGTATTACAGAAGTTGGGTGGGTGCCAGTAGTTTGCTCTTTTGTTAGCGATAAAAATGATATTTCTTTTACCGTGTTGGCTAACAACGCGCCTTCCCAGGGGAAATCCCCTGAACATCAGAAGGAGAAGAAGGAAATCTAACAGGTATCGTAAAACGAATATGTGAGACTGTTTGCTCTGTCTGCTCGTTTTTCTGTGTGTCATTCATGCCGAGATTGGCACTAAAAAGCGACATAACAGATAATTTACCTTTTGTTTGTCCCTCTTGTCCAGAGGTTTCGCTGGAGGAGACGGTCAGGGCAACATCGAAATAGACAAGTGCTGCTGTGGAGTGGTCTGCATTTTTGTAAGTGATGTAGGCAATGTTGTCTTTAACTGATGAGATGGGCGGGCAGACAAGGGCCCCGCTTCCAGCCGTCTTTTTCTTGGCGTCATCTATCCCCTGGCAAATCTCAGTGATAACTTGAGATACAAAGTCTTTCAGCTCCATCTACTTCCCCCTCACGTCGCTCCATGCCCAGATTACGCGGCCCACGATGGATTAGTACCCCCACATGACCCAGACAACACGCCCGACAATGATTTGTTCCGCCTCTGAGATATTCAGTCGGAAGTCAGGATAAAATTCCTTATTGGGGTTATCGGATTTGAAAACAAACTCATTTGCTTGGCGGTCAACGCCAATGCGCTTGACCACCATTCCTTCATAAGGGATGCGCGCCGCGTAGAGTTCGTTAGCTACAAATGGCCCGTTTTTTTTGACTCCAACTACAGAGCGGTGAGGAATGAGAGGTTCCATGCTGTGCCCGTCTATGAGGATGGCAAAGTCAGCTTGGCGCAAATAATTGGGGGGCGCATACACGGAAAAAAGAGGGGTGAGTTCGGCAAGGTCGATGGCAGGACCTGCCCCGGCAACGTCATAGACGGAAAGCTCCTGCAAATTTTTTCCTTGGACTTTCTCCGTCGGGGCATGGCTTGAGACTCTGCGGATTTCAGGATTCTTTGGGCTATTTGAGGTTGCACTTGGATACGACCACTGCACTCCCAAAAAATCGATTAAGGGCTGAATACTTGTCAGGCTTGGTACTCGGTCCTTGTTCCTCCAACGGGTAATGAGATTGGCGTTCACATTTAGGATCTCTGCAAGCTTGTTTGCATTGCCGCATTTTTCGATTCCAGCCTCAATCATTCGTAAAAAATCAGCATATACGTCCATAAATTACCTATTACCGGATGGAATTTTTTTTTGCTATTCCCATTAGGGAGCTTTACGTTTGACTTGGTAGCTACCAATTGGTATTTAAAGTGTATGAAAAAAATGCACCGATATATATTTGGGGATTTTTCCCTGCAAGATGTTGTTCGGTTGTCTGGTTTTCCCTATCCGACAGTCTGGCGTCATGCCTCTGGAAAACGAAGCGTGAGCCCTGAAGCAGCACTCCGGTATGAACGAACACTGGGCATCCCTCGCTCCGAGCTCCGCCCCGACCTCTGGCCGCCCGCCGAATCCCCCACTCCTCCGGAGAAGGAGGCCCCCCATGCGTGAGCTCCTCTTCGACCTTGCCCCGGCGGTTTACCTGTTGCGCGGTGTCTTCCCTCTCGACCTTCTGGCACTGTTCGTCGTCCTGATCTTCGGATTCTGGACGGTTGCCGGGTTCGCCTGGATCGTGGGCGCGATTGGAAGGAGGTAGATGGTGACACCAGGAGAGACCATTGGTGGAATCATCGGGATTACCTGCCTTGTCATCCCTGCTGTCCTCGTGGCTTTTCTTGTTTCCGCTGCGATTATCAAGCTCATCTGGAGAATCATCAGAAGTTGATAATCCGACCCTGACCCTTGCCAGAACGTCCTCCGGCGTCGGGCAGTCAGCTTGTCGGTAACAACGCCAGCGGATGGAGTGCGGGAAGATGACGGCCACGCGCCAGTAACCACGGCGGCGATGGAGGCGAATGTAAACGGCATGAGTTTCCATGCCCCCATCATCCCATACTGGTACACTATGGAGAATTATCAATCATGGAAGACGATTATAACACGCTGACAGAAGTCGCCAGGGATGCCCTGATCTACGACGACCCCAGACTGCCGCTCAAGGCTGTGGCTGCCGAGATCGGCAAGCCTTACGCCACTCTCACAAGAGAACTGAATCCCGACGATGAGGGCGCCAAGCTGGGCGCTGATCTGCTTCTGCCCATCATGCGCGTGACCGGTGACGTGCGGATGCTGGAGTGGCTGGCTGACAAGCTGGGATACATGCTGCTGCGGAAAGACGATGTCCACCCCGACCAGCCGTCCTGGCCGCTGGAGCACGCCCAGGATACGCAGCACCTTGGCGAAATGGCCCGTCTCATGGCCACTGGTGCGGCGCCGGAAGAGGTTCAGCGGCTTGGGGCCCGTGCCATCCAGGACATCGAGGAAACTGTGGTTCGATACGCAAAAGATCATGACGCCGGCCGTGTGGTGACGATTGGGAGACAGTGATGGGATACGAACGCCAGGGAGAGTGTGCGATCTGCGGAAAGAAGTTTTCCGCGGTCAATGCGGGGCACAAATATTGTTCCCGGGAATGCGCGGCGAAAGGCAAGGCCATCGGCGACAGGGAACGCCATTTGCGCAACGGCGGCCTGGTGCGTGAACGGCTGGTGAGGATGCTGGTTTGCCCTATCTGCGGGGCGAATTTCAAGCCGCGCCAGCGGAATCAGGAGTGCTGCAGCAAGGCTTGCGGCGATCGGTGGCACTACATCAAGCAGAAGAGCGAGGAAGGCCGGAAAGCGCTGCTCGCCCGTCGCGAAGCTCGTGAACAGACGGCCACGTCGGAGGCCCTGACGAAACATCAGCGCCGCTGCCATGACTGCGGAAAGCCCTGCACGAACTACCGTTGTGCATCCTGCTGGCAGCGGCGTGGACGCAAGCTGGGCTTCAATGCCGCCGAGATCACAGGGGCCAGATGACCCCGCTCCAGATCGTCCGCACATTCTGGCCCAGCATTGAGTTGCGCATCGACTACGACAGCAGCCCGGGATGGGAGGGGCAGCTCGTCATCCGTGACCCGGCATGCCGCCGGGACGTGGCCGCATGGATCATGGAGCACGAGCGGGAGATCATGGACGAGATGCGGGGCGGTGGGCCGAAGGCGGGAAGGAACGCCGGGCGCAGGAAATAGAAAAGCCCCCTGCAGGAACAGGGGGCAACCACTTTGTCGAACCACAACGACAAAGAAAGGATAGCAGGATGGCAGACAAAGTCAAAGGAATTCTACTTCGGGAAGAGGTTTTCGAGGCCCTGCAAGCCCTCTCTGACGAGCAGCGAGGGAAATTGATATTGGCCCTCATCGCGGAAGCTGGGGGGTGTGACGCTCCTGAGCTCGATCCCATCACACGGATGGCATATCTCTGCATCCTGCCCGGCGTGAAGCGTGCGCAGGATGAATCCTTCCGGCGTCACTCCGCAAACATCGAGAACGGTAAGAAGGGTGGGCGCCCCAGAAAGCAGCCTGTCGATAATGAGTGCGCACCCCAAAAACCCACGGGTTTTGAAGAAAACCTAAACCAATCCAATCCAATCCAAACCAATCCAAACCAAGAGGTAAATACCCCCCTTACCCCCCACGGGGGGGCAGGCCGGACGCGGAAGCGCGTTTCCGGGCCAGATTCTCTCCCGGCCCTGACCGAGGCCATCGAGGCTTACACGGAGGATGACGGCCTGCGGGATGCATTGGGGGCCTATGTGGCCATGCGGCAGAAGATCCGCAAGCCGTTGACCGGGCAGGGGCTGCGCCTGTCGTTGCGCGAGCTGGACAGGCTGGCCGGGGACGACGTGGCGCAGAAAATCGCCATCGTGGAGCAGAGCGTGCAGCGCTCATGGCAGGGGCTGTTCGCTCTCAAGCCTGACAGCGGCAGCGTGCAGCAGGATAGCGGCGGCGATCTGTTGGCGCGGATGGAAGCATCCCGCCGCGAGGCCAAAGAGGCCGCCCTGCGGCGAGCACAGGAAAATTCGCCCTGGGGGAGGGTGGCACAATGAGGCAGGAAAAATTCGACGGGATGTTGCGGCAGGTCTACGCGACGTTCGGCAGGACGCCCCCCGTGGGCGACGTGAGGGCCGTGATCTGGGACAAGATCCGCGACGTGCCCGACGAGGCAGCGCCTTTCCTGGCAGACCAGCTTTGCAATCGGGACGAGCTGCCCCGCAACGTGGCCAGGGCCCTGTCAGAGGCCTGGGGCGCGTGGAAATCTGCAAACCCCGCGCGCATCGTCAGGGAGCATTGCCCGCATTGCCTGGACGAGGGGGTGTTCCACTGCTGGGCCCAGGAGCCCGGGAAGGGCAGATGGCACAAATTCGCCGTGCCCTGTCCATACTGCCAGACACCCGAGGACGGCAGCCGGGTCCCGGCAGATCTGCGCGCCATGAAGGCTGCCGGGGTGGACATCATGCCACCGGACTATGCCGGTGGGCCTGTGGCCTATGACCGCTGGCGCGGATACGGCTGTCTCTGGCCGGCGGATCTGGATACCGGCACGCCCAGACCGCAGATGCGCGTGGGCGTGGACATGCGGCAGGATGCCCGCCGGGTACGGCACATCCCCGCACGGGAGCGTCAGGACACGGTACCGGCCGAACACTGGTAGGGAGGGACTATGCCCGGGAAAGGATTCTGGATGACGCTCTGGCTCTGCTGGCTGGCAACTGTGCTGGCCGTGTGCTGGGGAGCGGGGAAACTGTGGAGGTGAGCGACTTGAAAAGCCTGACGTACACATTGCCGTGGCCGCCCTCGGTGAATCACTACTGGCGCCGCGTACTCATTGGCGGCAAGCCCAGGACACTGCTCTCGAAAGAGGGCAGGGAGTTCAGGCTGGCCGCTGTGGGGGCTGTCCTGCAGCAGCGGCGGGGACCGTCCGCGCCCCTGTCCGGGCGTCTCGCCATCGCGGTGACGCTCTTCCCCCCCGACAGGCGCCGCTATGACCTGGACAACCGGCTCAAGGCCGTCCTGGACAGCCTGACCGAAGCCAGAGTGTGGGAAGACGACCGTCATGTGAAAATCATCCACCTGGAGGAAGGCGGGATCGTGAGGGGCGGGGCATGCCGTGTGTGCATCGCTCCGGCGCCGGATCAGGTGGCGTTGCTGGATGCTTACGGGAGGGACGATTGATGGCCCGGCCGAAGATGTTCAAGCGATGCCCAGAGTGCGGGGCGGATGCGCTGGTGGTGCTCGGAACGCGTAAGCAAGGGCATTGCCGTAACCGTTGGTGCGAATGCTCAGCTTGTGGTGCCCGTATTCGCTGGGTCACGGCCGGAGAGCACGGCCGTTGGGTACGTGTTCGTGAAATAAACAGTCCAGAAACCCCGAAACCCTCTTGCCTCTGACCTTCAACCCCATGCTACGCTTCCGGCAAAACCCCGGAGGCGTTTTTTATGTCCGACAACTTCCACCGCGCCCATGCCTTCACCGCCCATTGGGAGGGCGGCTTTTCCGACCATCCCGCCGACACCGGCGGCCTGACGGCCTACGGGGCCTCGCTCAAGTTCGTGCAGGGCATCGCCGCGACCCAGCAGGGCCGCGACTGGTTGCAGCGCATCGGCTTCCGTCTGCCCGTCAACAAGGCCTCCATGCGTTCCGTGACGCCGGACATGACCGAGGCCATGTTCAAGCGCGAGTTCTGGGACAGGCTGCGCCTGGACGACATGCCGTTCCGGCCCGCCTGCGCCCTGTACGACGCCGCCGTCAACAGTGGCTGTGCCCAATCCGTCAAGCTGGCCCAGCGCGGCTACAACGCCTGTGTGGGCCCCTACGGCGTGAAGATCGAGGTGGACGGCATCCTGGGGCCCCGGACGCGGGCCTCGCTGGCCTGTGACACGGACGCCCTGATCCGGGCCGTCATCCAGGCGCGCCGCGCTTTCTACGAGGGGCTGGCCCGCGACAAGCCTTCGCAGGCCGTTTTCCTGGATGGCTGGCTCAACCGGGCCGATGCCCTGGAAAAGTTCCTGCTGGCGCAGAGGAGGGCGTGATGGGCTGGCTTTCCGCATTGCTGGGCCTGGGCGGCAAGGCCCTGGAGAAGATCCTGCCCGACCGTGCCCGGCTCCAGCAACAGCAGATGGAGATCAACGCTGAGACGGAACGCACCAGCGGCGGACGTATGACGCCGCGCAAGCTGCTCATGTACCTGCTGGCCGTGGCTGCCGGCTGGGAGCTGCTGCTGCGGCCCGTCATCGCCACCTACTGGCCCGACGTGCTGCTGCCGCCCAGCATGGGCAAGGAACTGTGGCTGGCCGTATCGGCCATGTTCGGCATGGGCTTTTAGGAGGGGGCATGGACAACGGGCATTTCATCACCGTCCTGCTGGGCGTGATCTTCGGCCTGTGGGTACTGCTGCTGGGGGTGGGCGGCTACTGCCTCAAGCGCATCAGCGACAAGCTGGACGACCTGGTGGTGCATCGCGAGGGATGCATCATGGCCTTTGCCGACCGTGACGGGAACTCCCGCGACCACCGGGAGTTCTTTCGCCGTACCGATGACCATGAGAACCGCCTGACGCGTCTTGAGGCCCTGCAGGAAAGGAAGGGGTAGGGGATGGCCAAGCTGACGGACAAGCAGGCCGCGTTCGTGCGGGAATACCTGGTGGATTTGAACGCCACGCAGGCTGCTATCCGTGCAGGCTACAGCGAGCGGACGGCCAGCAGGATAGGCCCGCAGCTGCTTGGAAAAAATTGGGTCCGTGAGGCCATCGAGAAGGCCCAGGCCAAACGTGCCCGGCGCGTGGAGGTGACGCAGGATTATGTCCTCTCGAACCTTGTGGAGGTCGTGGAGCGCACCATGCAGCGCGCACCGGTCCTGGACCGCAAGGGCGAGCAAGTCAGGGATGAAGAGGGCCGAGCCGTGTGGACGTTCGACGCCAAGGGGGCAAACCGCGCGCTGGAACTGTTGGGCAAGCATCTGGGCATCTTCACGGACAAGGTGAGGGCTGAAGTCTCCGGCCCGGACGGCGGCCCGGTGGCCTCGGAGATCGTGGTGCGCTTCGTAGAGCCCGGCGGGGAGGCTGGGGAGGCTGGCAATGGCCGTTGATGCCAGTATGCCCGCAGCCTTCCGGGGACTGTTCGAGCCGCACCGCTACAAGGTTTTCTACGGCGGCCGCGGTGGCGGGAAGTCCCGGGCCTTCGCCCGGGCGCTGCTGCTGACCGGTGTGCAGCGGCCCGTGCGTGTGCTGTGTGCCCGCGAGGTGCAGAACTCCATCCGGGATTCGGTCAAGCGCCTGCTGGATGACGAGATAGAGCGCCTGGGCCTTGGCGGTTTCTATACGTCCACGGATGCGGAGATCAGGGGCCGGAACGGCTCGCTGTTTATTTTCGCCGGCCTGCGCATGTCGCCTGAGCGCATCAAGTCCTTCGAGGCCCTGACACATTGCTGGATCGAGGAGGCTGAGACGGTCTCCGAGCGCAGCTTGGATTTGCTTATCCCGACGATGCGCGCAGAGGGCTCGGAAATCTGGATGTCTTTCAACCCGGCGCGGGTGAACAGCCCCGTGTGGCAGCGCTTCGTGGTCAAAGCCGCTCCCCCTGATAGCCTGGTGCGGAAAGTGGGCTGGCGGGACAACCCGTGGTTCCCGGACGAGCTGCGCCGGGAGATGGAGCACTGCAAGGCCACGGATCCCGACAAGTACGACCACATCTGGGAAGGCAATCCCGTGATGGTGGCGGCAGGGTCGTACTACGGCCGCATCCTCCAGCAGGCGGAGGAGGCCGGGCGCATCGGCACCGTGCCGGTGGAGCCGAACCTGCTGGTCAATACGGCGTGGGACCTGGGCATGTCGGATTCCACGGCCATCTGGTTCTTCCAGTTCCTGCCGGTTGGCCGGTTCGGGGAATGGCGCTTCATCGACTACTACGAGGCCTCCGGTGAGGGGCTGGCGCATTACGCTGAGGTGCTGGCCAGGAAGGGCTACCGCTACGGCGTCCACGTCGGCCCGCATGACCTTGCTGTCCGGGAGCTGGGAACGGGGAAGAGCCGCATCGAGACGGCGCGCGGGCTGGGGCTGAATTTTATCACCGCGCCGCAGCTCCCGGTGGCTGACGGTATCGAGGGCGTGCGGCAGGTGCTGGGCGCTGCCTGGTTCGACCGGGAGAGATGCGGGCAGGGCCTGCAATCGCTGTGGGCCTACCAGCGGGAATGGGACGACGTGCGTAGCTGTTTCAAGTCGCATCCGTTGCATGACTGGACGAGCCACGGCGCCGATGCCATGCGCTACGCGGCTGTGGGCTTCCGCAGGCCCGATACAGGCTTCAAGCCGCTGAAACGCAACAATCTGAGGGTCTGCTGATGGCCAAAAAAGACGTGAAAGAGCAGCTGCGCGGCATCATCCAGCGGGAGCTGGATGCGTGCATGGGTACGGAGGGCGACCAGCTTTCCTCTTCCCGTGAACGGCTGAAGATGCAGTACCTGGGCTACGGCTATGACGTGGACGACGACCGCAGGAAGCGCAGCCTCTCCACCTATGTGGACCGTACTGTCATGGAGACGGTGGAGTGGGCCAAGCCGGGGCTGATGCGGGTCTTCTGCAGCTCTGACGATATCATCCGGTTCGACCCGAAGTCGCCGGAGCAGGAGCAGGCTGCCGATGACGCCACGCTGTACGTCAATCAGGTGGTGTTCGGGCGCAATATTTTCCGCCTCGTGCATGACGTGCTGGCCGATGGTCTTTACCAGCGTGTGGGCTGGTGTCTGGCCCACTGCCCGGAGGAGCGGGAGCAGCGCGTGCTCCAGTACACGGGCCTTGCCGAACACGAGGCCGTGGCCCTGCTGTCTGATCCGTCCATCGACCTGGAGAAGGACACGGTGGACGTGCAGCGTTACGAGACGCCTCAGGGCATGCTCTACGACCTGGACATCCATCAGGAAGTCATCACGCGGGACATCCGCATAGAGCCCGTGCCGTCGGAGCATGTGGTCATTTCCAGCGATGCGGCCGACGTGGAGAGCGCCCGCTTCGTGGCCTGGTGGCAGGTGCGGACGGCCTCCGACCTGCGGAAAGAGGGCTACAGCGCGGCGCTGATCGCGGAGTTGCCCAGCATGGACGATGCGGACGAGATGCCGGAGACAGAGGTGGGCCGCGCCATCAACAGCGACAGCGACGAGGAGACGGGCGGCCAGGGTGCCACGCGGCGCATCCGTGTCTGGGAAGGCTGGTTCGACGCCGACCTGAACGGCGACGGCATTGCCGAGAAGGTCAAGGCCATCTGGGTGGGCGACGGTGAGCGTTGCAAGATCCTCAAATACGAGGAATGGCCGCTGTATCGCGCGCCTCTGTTTGCCGCCTGCTCCGTGCCCATGCCGCACCAGGTCATCGGCCTGTGCGTGGCCGACCTCGTGGCCGATGTGCAGGATCTTCGCTCGGAGACCATGCGCCAGATGCTGGACAATCTGGCCCTCTCCAACCAGGGCGAGCTTGTGGTCAACGAGGGCATGAGCGGGGATGTGGAGTATGACAGCCTGCTGGCCCGTGGGGTGGGGGCCGTGCATCGCATCAAGGGCGACGCGACCATCACGCCGCTGCCGGTGATGACCAGCTCGGGCGATGCCCTGCAGGCCATGAGCCTGACCGACCAGATCACGGAACGGCGCACGGGCATTTCCAGCCGGACGCAATCGCTGCAGGCAGACACGCTGCAAAACACGGCCACGGGCGCCAACATCATGGAAGAAGCCATCAACCAGCGTCTGGAGCTTGTGGCCCGGGTGTATGCGGAATCATTCTTCAAGCCGCTTGGACGGTATGTGCTGCACCTGCTGCACAAATACCATGACAAGGCCATACAGCTGCGCATCAAGGGAAAATTCATGGCGTTCGACCCGTCCACATGGGACCCGGACATGGACATTTCCGTGGCTGTGGGCCTTGGCACGGGCAACCGCACGCGCCTGCTGGCCGTCTATCAGCAGATCCTGAGCCTCCAGCAGCAGTTCGTCACGGCTTTCCAGAAGAACAGCCCCGTTCGCCTGAGCAACATCATCTATACCTGCCACAAGATGGCCGAAGCTGCCGGTCTTGAGGCGCCGGAGCGCTTTTTCGGCACGGAAGACGATGCCCGCAAGGCGGAAAAGGCCATCATGGAAGAAAAGCCGCAGCCGAGCCCGGAAGCGCAAAAGCTGGAGCTGGAGAAGCAGAAAGCGCAGGCCAAGATGGCCCTGGACAAGCAGAAGGCCCAGACGGAGGCGCAGCGCAAGGCGTGGGAAGCGCAGACGGACGCCGCGCTGGAAGAGATGAAGATCAAGGGACAGCTGGCGCTCAAGGTGCAGGAGATGGAGGGGGAAAAGCAGCTGGACGCCATGAAGATGGCGCTTGGACAGGCTGCTCCCGGTCTCACTGATCTGCGCGGGGCGCAGCTGTAGGAGGACCCATGCTGACGGAGGACGAAAAGCGCACGGCGCATGAGGCGGCCCGCATCCTCACGAGCCCTCTGTTCCGGGAGGTGTTCGAGAAGCTGGACGCGCGCTACGTTGAGAACTGGCGCGGCGCGAAAACAGCGGAGGAGCGGGAGCGCTGCTGGCAGCGGCAGGCAGCGCTGGCGGATGTGCAGCGGGAGCTGCTGGGCATGGTCAATGATGCCAACTGCAAGGCAGGCGGCAAGGATGAAGGAATCAAATCCGCGCTTGAGCGCGCGAAAAGGAGTTTGTCATGGCGAAAGAAGTAGCGGCGTCTCCGGCCCCGGCTGCGGCACCTGCGGCGTCCCCTGTGCAGGAAAGCGCGCCTGCTGTGACCTATGGCCCCGTGGAAAGCGTGGAGCACAGCGATTTTGACGGCGAGAAGCCCCTCTACGATCCCGATGATATCGCCGCGGCCCTCAGCGGTGAGGATGCCGGCGGCGATGAAGGCGACGATGTGCCGGAAGACGACGGCGACCCTGCGGAAGAGGCTCCGGCTGCCGGTGATGACGCCGGTGAAGCTGCCGAGGGCGTGGAAGGCAGCGAGGAAGAGCCCGCGGCCATCCCCATGCCCGAGGGCTGGGAAGAAAGCGTGTGGCAGGGCCTTCCTGATGCCGCGAAACAGGCCGTACAGGACCGCGAACAGGCCCATGCCGAGGCCATGGGGCAGAAAGCGCAGGAAGTGACGGCCATGCAGGCCCAGCGCGACCAGATGGCCATGCAGGCCAACGGCATCGTGCAGAATGCCCTGGCATCGCTGCAGGCCGTGGTCATGGCTGATTACCAGGGTATCAACTGGGAACAGCTGGCACAGGCCGACCCGGCGACCTACGTCAAACTGCAGCGCGGGTTCCAGGAGCGCATGGGTATGTATCAGCGCGTCCAGCAGCAGCTGGCGGCCGCGACGCAGCAGTACACCCAGCGACAGGCCGCCGAACAGCAGCAGCATATGCAGGGTGAGTTCGCGGCTGTGCTGCCCACCATCAAGGCGCTGTATGGCGCCGGTTATGAGAGCAAGGCCTTCGCTGCCGAGCTTGCCGGTTACATGCGTTCGCAGGGATGCCCGGAGAACGTGGTCAACGGGCTGACCCAGGGCTATGAGCTGACCCTTGTGACCAAGGCCATGCTCTACGACAAGATGCAGTCCTCCCGCGCAGTGGCGGCCAAAAAGGTCGCCGACGCGCCGAAGGTGCAGGCCCCCCGCGGGGCTGTGGTCCAGGGCAATGATCGTGCGGCCAAGGCCCGTGCGATCCTCAACAAGCACCCCAACAGCACGGACGCTCTCGCCGCTGTGCTGGAAACTCTCTAAGGAGGTATGGCTATGGCTACCATCTCCGGGCAGCTCAAGGACGCGTCCGTCAAGGGCAAGCCCCGCGACCTGATGAACATCATCTTCAACGTTGCCCCCACGGACACGCCCTTCATGACCATGTGCGGCAAATCCAGGGCCGTGCAGACCCTGCATGAGTGGCAGACGGATACGCTGGCTGATCCGGCTGAAAACAGCGCTCTGGAAGGTTCGGACGTGAAGGATTTCGTGGCCTCTGCGACCACGGAACTGAGCAACAAGACGCAGATCCTGAGCAAGGCCATCAACGTTTCCGCCACGGCCCAGGCCATCGAGCAGGCGGGCGTGGACAAGCAGTACAACTACCAGATGGCCCTGCGCATGAAGGAACTGAAAAAGGACCTCGAGTTCGCCCTGCTGCAGAACAAGCGCGAACGCGCCGCCAATGGCACCAATCAGGGCCGCCTGATGCGCGGCCTGCCGACGTGGATGCAGACCAACTGGAATGTGGGAGCGTCCACGGGTGCCATCGCTGTGCCCAGCTCAAAGGCTTGTACGGCCGGAACGGCCCGCGTGCCTGACGAGGCCACGGTCAAGAACGTGCTGACCAAGATCTACGAATCCGGCGGCGATCCTGACCGCATCATGATGGCCCCGGCCATCCGCGTGAAGATGTCCGAAGTGCTCAACGGTGGCGCTACCCGCATGGAAAACGTGGACAAGAAGAAGGCCACGGCCGTCATCGACGTGTACGTCTCCGACTTCGGCAGCATCAAGCTGATACCCAACCGCGTGCAGGCCAAGGTGGACTACTCCAAGGCCTGCGCCTTCATCCTTGACCCGCAGTACTGGAAGGTCGCTTACTTGCGCGGCTTCCGGGAAGAGCGCCTGGCCCACACCGGGGACAACATGAAGGGCCATATCGTGGTGGAATGCACGCTGGAAGCCCGCAACGACGCGTCCAGCGGCATGATCGCCGACCTGGCCGTCACTGCCGGCTAGGGAAACGTGACGGGCGGCGGGGATGGCCCGTCGCCCATCTGGAGGAGGCAGGAATGGATCTGAGGCAGACTTTGCCCTGTGGCATGGTGCTGGAGGCCCGCGATGATGGTATCATCGACCGCATCCACGATGGCGGGCTGTTGAGCCGCGAACAGGACGTGACGGAGATCCTCCGCATGAACCACTTCCAGCGGGGAGAGGACAGGATGCAGGGGTTTCGTTTCGCGCCCACCTTCCGGCAGGTTGCCCGCATCCCGGTGGCTGCCGTGGATATCGCCGCCGCACAGGGGCTGGATATCCTCAATGACCCCGACGATATGCGGCGCTTCCTCAATGACCCGGAAAATGCGGCCTTCCGCACCACCATGGAGCGTGTCTGATGGCCCTGACGACCTACGACGGCCTGTGCGCGGCCGTGGCTGACTACCTGGGCCGCGATGACCTGACGGAGCGCATCCCTACCTTCGTTGAGCTGGCCGAACGACGCATGAACCGGGAGCTGCGGCTGCGCTGCATGGAGGCCAGGGCCGAAACGGATGTGCTGGCCGGCCAGAACGCCGTGCCCCTGCCGTGGCGCCGGGAGGCCGGGAACTGGGATGTCTTTATGGAGATGCGCGACCTGACGTGGCAGGATGCCGACGGGCGCAGTGTCAATCTGACCTACACGCCGCCGGACAGATACGGGCTGGCCATGCCGGACGGAAAGCCCGACCAGTACACCATCATTGGCCGGGATCTGTTCCTTCTGCCTGCCGGTGACGGCCCTGGCCGCCTGATCCTGACCTACTATGGAGAGATCCCGCCCCTGGGGCCGAAACAGCTGGACAATGTGGTACTGCTGACGGCGCCTGACCTCTACCTCTACGCCACGCTGGTGGAGAGCGGCCCGTTCACGCGCGGCAGTGCTCCGGTGGAAATGTGGACGCAGTATTACAGCGCGGCCCGGCAGAAGATTGAGGCCAACGAACGGCGGGCGCGCTTCACGGCAAATCTGGCCATGCGGCCGATGAGGAACATCTGATGAGCCTGACGAATCACGGTGAAGACAAACTGCTGACGTTATTCAAGGACGCTGGCCCATACTACTTCGGCCTGTTCACTGTGGCCCCCGGCGAGACGGGCGGCGGTACGGAAGTCAGCGGCGGGGCCTATGCCCGCCAGCAGGTGACGTTCGACAATCCCAGTTCCGGCACCATGAAAAACAGCGCTGCCATCGAATTTCCCACGGCCACGGGAAACTGGGGCACGGCCGTTGCCTGGGGGCTGTTCGATGCCGCCGTGTCCGGGAACCTTGTCTGGTACGGCGATATCACAACGCCCAAGGAACTGCTGGCCGGGGATATCTACCGCATCAACACCGGCAATCTGACACTGACCATGGACTAAGCCATGCCGGGCGCGTTCTCTCCCATCTTCCCGCCGCCGCAGAGTATCGACAGCCTTGATTCCTGGGGCAGTCTGGATGGTCTGCCGTTCTCCCTGGATTCGTCCTTGTGGACGACGGCTGGCCTATACGGGCTGACGGTATCCGACGCCGTGACCATCGGTCAGCAGGCTGATGGGCAGAGGACGCGAACGTCTGTGCTGGCTGGACTGTCTGTTGCGGATGGGCAGGCCGCAGGGCAAGCCGTTCTGGAGCTTCGGGGAGAAGATGCTGCTTCTGGTGGCGGTGAGGCCGCAGCCAGCATCGCAGTATGGATCCTGCTGGATGCCGTGTCATCGACGGCAGGAGAAAGCCTCACGCTGGAGAGGGTGCGTCCGTTATTGGTCGATGCGTCTGTCTCCAGCCATGCCGGGGCGGACTTCCAGCGTATCCGATCCGCCGCGCATGCTTCTCGTTCTGAAGTGGTGGCGACGCTTGTTGCTGTTCGTGTCAGGCCGGGGAGCGGAACGGATGTTGCCCAGGCTGCCCAGGAAGGCGGTTTCGAGCGTATCAGGCTGCATTCTGGCGTGGGAGAAGGACACGCGGAAGCTGCCGTCATCGGTGGCGTCACAGTGTCCATCCCCCTGGATGTTTCGGCCGGAATGACCTTCCAGGCCATGGCAGAGGCTGTGCGCATCCGCACTGATGCCGTCGCCTTGCCGGGAGCATCCAGGGAATGGATGCTTGGCGGAAGATTGCGCAGCGATGTGCTGGAGAGGTCGGCACAGACGGCTGGAGAGGCAGACGTCTGGCGTGTTCTCATGCTCTACGGTGGTGGAGATGTCCTTTCTGATGGTGATGTCCTGCCGGAGTACAAGGGCTGGGGCTGGAAACGTGATGCGCAGACGGAGCAGGGCTGGGAGCCTATCATTGAAGCCGGACAGCATTGGCACAGACTGCCGGGCGGCATGAAAGACTGGCGGGGGATCGTGGAATGGCAATAAAGCGTGAAGTCCTTGAGTTCGGCGCATGGGAACCTGATGCGCCCCTTCTTGCAGGACGTCAGGTCAGCGAAGCCCGCAATGTCATCCCTGGGCGGCGTGGATATCGCTGCCTGCGCGGACTGGCCGCCATGCAGTACGAGGCGATCCCGGAGCCGGTGCGTGCCGCGGTAACGTTGCGCAGCCTGGATGGCGGCCTCTTCACGTTCGCGGCCACGGAAGGCGGCATCTACTGCCTGGTGGCCGGGGAGTGGGTACAGAAGCTGACCGCCACGGTGAGCGGTTCCAGCAGGGCCTTCAGTGATTACGGCAACGCCATGTACGCGCTGTTCGGAACGACGCTGTACAAGGGCCTCCTTTCGGGGACGGCAGGTGAGTTCTCGGAGGTCGAGGGGGCACCAAATGCCGCCATCATGGGCGTCATCCGTGACTTTCTCGTGCTGGGACGCCTGTCGGAACATGCCAACGGCATCCGCTGGTCTGCGCTGGACAACCCGGATGCGTGGCCGGAGCCGGGCAGCAACGACGCGCAATACCAGCAGTCGGACATACAGATTTTCCCTGTAGGTGGACAGGTGCAGTCCATCGTGGGCGGCATGGGCGGCGTTGACGGCCTGATCTTTCTTGAGCGCGGTATCCAGCGTGCCACCTATGTGGGCCCACCGTACATCTTCCAGTTCACGCCGGTGGACAGGGCCAGCGGATGCGCGGCCCCGGCGTCTCCGGTCATCTGCGGCAACCTCTGCGTCTATCTTTCCGAGAACGGCTGGCGCATGACAGACGGGGCCAGTGTGAAGAGCGTGGGCATCGAGCGTATCGACGAGTGGTTTCTGTCTCAGGTGGACGCCAGCCGCATGTCCGAAGTGCGCGGTGTGCATGATGCGGATGGCCGTGTGGCCGTGTGGAGCTTCCCCAGCGCCGTGGCACCGGAAGGCATCCACGACAGGCTGCTGATCTACAACTACGCCGTGGACAAGTGGTCTTACGGCATGGTGCAGACAGAGACCCTTTTCCAGGACTTCGCCCGCGGCCTGACACTGGAGGAACTGGACGCCTTCGGTGATCTTGACCACCTGCCGTTCTCGTCTCTGGATGACGCAGTGTTGAGGAACGGCCGGCAGGGTATCAGCGCATTCGACAGCCATCACAGGCTGGCCCGTTTCAGCGGAGAGGCGCTGGAGGCCGTCATGGACACGGCGGAGACAGGCGGGCAACGCATGATGATCCACGGCCTGCGTCCCCTGGTGGACAGGGGGGACGCGCAGGCGCTGCCCATCTGGCGTGTGCGGCAACAGGATGCGCCGCGTTATGGGACATACACGAAGCAGAGCCGGGACGGCGTGTGTTACCAGCATCTCTCGGCCAGCTATGCCGCCGGGCGCGTGCTGGTGCCTGCCGGAGCGACATGGCGTGATGCTGTGGGGGTTGAGATGCTGACCGAGATCGAAGGGGGGTTGTGATGCCGAAGATACCGGAAAAATTCATGGGGCTTCTGGGGAAGTTCGCGGACAGTCTCGACTACAAGGATTTGCCGCAGGATTGGGCGAACAACAAGCAAATCGTGGCGGCTGCCGAAGAGTTGTATCGCGACATGGGTACGGAAAGCCCGTTTTTTAAGGCGTGGTTCGGCAACAGCAAAGTTGTCGATGAGGCTGGCAGGCCTGCCCATGTGTATCACGGCACGAATGCGTATGAGCTGAAAAAATTCAAACCCGGAAAGACCGGCTATCTCGGCGGGGGAATATATACGACGCCATCCAGGGAAATGGCGGAAAGATATACGGATTACGGGACCGTGCATGATCTTTATGAGAAGATGGAAAGGCCTTTCATCATCGACACAGTGGATGCCACTGAGCGTGTCCTGGATGAATTGTACGGCACCAAGGCAGGTCGTGAACTGGCGAAGCGTGAGGCGAAGTCTGGGGGTGGCTCGTTTTTATTGACGAAAAACGACGCCAAGAAATTGCAGGGAATGGGATACGACGGAATCTTCTGGGATGCGCCGTCAGGCCGCGAATATGCGACGCTCGATCCTACGGCTGTAAAGGCCACCTCCAACCGTGGCACCTTCAATCCTGCCGATCCGAATATCTACCGTTCCGCAGGGCCCCTTGCCGTGGGGGCAGGGGCTGGGGCTGCCGTGCTTGGGGCAGGAGACGCGCAGGCGTCTGCGCCGTACAGCGTCCCTTCTGATATCCAGGCGCAGTGGAACTCCTTCCGGCAAAGCGGAAAGCTGCCGGAAAAGCCGTTGGAAGCCCCGGTCTGGAGCCCTGCCGACTTGGCCGTGGCCCCCATCGGCGTCGCAACCACGGCTGGCAAGGCTGCCGCAATGGCCGCTGATCCACTTATGTCGTATGGCGCTGACAAGCTGGGCGGCCTGCTTGGGTACTTCTGGGGCAGCTAGATGGCAAAATTCGTCTCTGAGCTTCCCGAAGCCAGCCCCATGCAGATGCTGGCCCTGGCCGTGGCCGTCAATGCCGCCTTGCGCGGCGAGACGACCAATACGGGCGTGCTGGAAGTGGCGGCTGGGCAGACTGAGGTGACTGTGCAGGATGCCCGCTGCCGTGCGGGGCGTCTGGCCCTGCTCATCCCCATGGATGCGGCGGCTGCGGCAGTGGACTGGTGGCTGGCGGACATGACCCGCAACAGTATGACATTTGGATTTTCATCGGCTCCCGGGGCCTGCCGTTTTGGCTGGGCGCTCATGGGGGACGGCAATATCAAGGAGTAGATCATGGCAGGTTTGTATCGTCGCGCGACGGCCCCGAATTTCACTTCCCCGGCCATGCAGGTGGCCGCCAGCCGGGGTGCCGGTGGCGCCATCCCCGGCGGTGGGGTGAGCGTGCCGCGCGGTCAGCAGGGTTCCGGCATGGACATGGGCCAGCTTGGGGGGATGCTGGGGCTGCTGCAGAAAATGAAGGACAAGCAAGACCCCGCGGCGGCTGCTGGTGATGGCGTCCATGCCGATGCCGGGGCCATGGCCAACACGCTGGCCAGCCCGGCGCAGGCCGCCGGCGTGGGCAATCCGCAGGCCGGTACGCTGGGCAACGGCATCCCCGCGGCCACGCCTTCTTCTCCTGCCGTGCAGGTCCCCGGCGGCGGCATCGGTATGAACCCGGCCAACATGCCGCTTTCCGGTGGCGGTATCGGCAACGCTGTGGATTCCGGTATGGGCGCCGGGATGAACGGCATCCCCGGAACCGGCGGGATGCCCGGCGGGGCTTCCACGGTGAAGATCCAGGGAGGCGGGATAGGTGTGAACCCGATGAATATGCCGGCTGATATGATGCTCCAGAATTTCCGGCTGTTCGGCTAGGAGGGCGCATGGGAGAGTTCGCACGCACCTACAAGACCGACCTTACGGACAGGCAGCTCATGGGCTTCTGGGGCATGATGCAGGCCACGGGTCGCGACAGGGCCGTGACCTACTGCCTGCCGCCCCTGGATGCGCACGGCTTCGTACGCTGGATGCGGCAGGATGACGTGCATCCGTGGTTCGTGACCTGGCAGGGGCAGCCTGTTGGCTTTGCCTATCTGACCAACATGGAAGGCAAGAGTGCCCGCATCCATTTCGGCACGCTGCCGCAGGGGATCAGGCGCATGGGCAACCGCAAGCTCTCCGTGGTGCATGGCTTTGGGTTGTACATGCTGGGGAACCTGCTGTGGGAGCGGACAGTCAGCGGCGGCTACCGGCTGGATACCATCATCGGCCTGACACCGGTGGTCAACAAGGAGGCCGTGCGCTTCATCAAGCGTTGCGGCGCGCAGGAATGCGGCGTCATCCCCGGCGCCTGTTACTACCACGATACGGGCGAGAACGTGCCCGGTCTGGTGACGATCTATACACGAGAGACCGTGCCCGGCTGGGCGCGGGTACTGTAGGAGGCCCCCATGGGCGGAGGCGGTAAAGGTGGCGGCGGTGGCGGTGGCTCCACCACCACGGTGCAGAAGGCTGATCCGTGGGAAGGGCAGCAGCCGTACCTGAAGGACATCTTCGAGCAGGCCAAAAATATGTACGAGGGCGGCCAGATGGCCCCGGACTACTTCCCCGGGCAGACGGTGGCCGGGATGTCCGACTGGACGAAGCAGGCGCTGCAGATGCAGGCGGACAGGGCCATGAACGGAAGCCAGCTCATCAACGATGCCAGCAACGCCATGGGCAACGTGATGACGGGGCAAGCGCTGCAGGGCAACCAGGGCCTTAACACGCTCAACCAGATGGCGCAGGAGGACAACCCTTACGCCGACGAGCTGTACAATCGAGCCAACAGCCAGGCGCAGGCCGGTATCAATGCCAATTTCAACGCTGCCGGTCGCTATGGTAGTGGCGCCCATGCCGCAGCCTCGGCGGATGCGGCCAACAATCTGGCGAACCAGATGTACGGCAGCATGTGGGACAAGCGCGCCAGTGCCGCACAAAGCGCCGGGCAGCTCTACAACCAGGGCATCGGACAGCAGATCATGGGTGCCGGTCAGGCGCAGCAGCTGGGCAATCAGGCCTACACCGATTCCGCGGCCCTGTCCGAAGCCGGCGGCGTCATGGACGATTACAACCAGCAGCTCATCAATGCGGATATCGACCGCTGGAATTATGACCAGAACAAGGCGCTGCAGGCCCTGAGCAACTACAATCAGCTGATCCAGGGCAACTACGGCGGCACGAGCACGAGCACGGGCCAGGTGCAGAATTACGGCGGCAACACGCTGGGCAACGTGGCTGGTGGTGCGCTGGCCGGTGGTGGCCTTGCTTACATGATGGGCATGTCAAATCCGTGGATAGCCGGCGGTGCGGCCCTCGGCGGCCTGCTGGGCCTGTTCTAGGGAGGGGCGACGATGTTTGACTGGTATACCACGATGAACCAGCCGGACTGGGACGGGCGGACATATGCCTTCCCCCAGCCGATGGATGCAGCTCCGGTGCAGCCCATGCCACAGCAGAACCCCATGCAGCGGCCGCAGGGCAGCGTCTCCGGCGGCCTGCTGGGCAAGCTGGCGGAGGAGGGGGAGCAGGCCACGCCGCGCATGCCTTCGCCCTTTGGGACCAAACAGGGGCAGGGAGGGGCAGCTGCTTCTCCGGCCCCCTCTCCGGCCACGGTGCAGCGCCCGGCGCCGCAGGCCAACCCGTTGACGGCGCCCGCTTCCGGGCCTCTGGCCGGGCCCGTGATGCAGCCGCAGATGATGCCGCAGCAGCCTATGCCCATGGCCGCTCCCTACGGCTGGGGGCAGCCCCTGCCGCAGATGGCAGGGCAGGGCGCAGCATCCGCGCAGGCTGGCAAGACCGGGGAGGACAAGGGCTTCCTCGGTAATGTGGACCCCGGCGCGCTGGCGCTGTTCGCAGGCCTTTCCATGCTGGGAAACAACACGGGCGGCCGCACCTTCGGCCAGCTGGTGGGCAAGGCCGGGTTCGATGCGCTGGCCGGGGCCGGTGGCATGGCCGCGGCACAAGCTGCTGCGGAGCGGCAGAAAAAGCAGGATGCCCGCGAGGACATGGCTACGCGGATGGCGCAGCACAAGATAGACCTGGAACGCTACAAGATGGCGCAGGAGGCTGCAGCCATGCAGGCGCTGCAGGGCTATCTCGGCGGCGGTGCCGGGGCTGGCATGGGCGGCATGATGCCCTCGCGCCCGACGTTGGGCGGTGCCTACACGGGCGCGGCCCTCGCGCCTGAGGTGGACGGATGGATCGTGAAATATTCGCAGGAATACGGTGTTGACCCGAACATCGTCCGGGCCGTTGTCATGCAGGAAAGCGGCGGCAGGCAGGACGTGGTCTCGCCCGCCGGGGCTATCGGTTATGGCCAGCTCATGCTGGATACGGCCAAGGGCCTTGGCGTTGACCCGTATGATCCTGAGCAGAACATCAAGGGAACCGTCATGTACCTGGGCCAGATGCGCGACCGTTACGACGGCAACTGGGACCGTGCCCTCTACGCCTACAACTGGGGCCCGGGCAATATGGACGCCTACCTCCAGACCGGCAAGGGCCTGAACGGCCAGCCCATGCCCAGCGAGACGCTGAACTATGTGCCGGGCGTGCGCGGCCGTCTGAGCGGTGGCCAGCAGCCTGCCGTGGCCGGGGGCTATGGTGGCGGCGGTGTGCCTACGATTCCGCTGCAGGCACTGGCGTTGCCGGGTGCTGCCGGTGAGGCGGCCAGGGCCATTTTTGCGGCGCAGCAGAAGGTTATGGACCGCCTGCAATATGTGGATGGCGTCGGCATGATCGACAAGTCCACGGGCATGGTAGCTCCGCTCAGGACAGCAGACGGTATGCCCTACATGAGCCCGAAACAGCGCAAGGAAGAAGCCGACGCCTCGAAGCAGGAACAGGCCCGCGAGGCGCAGCGGCGCTTTGCTTTGCAGAACGCCAAAACACAAATGACTTCGCTGGGCAACGCGCTGTCCATGATCCCTGAACCGGGTCGTGGTGTTTCCTGGGATACTGGTTTCACCGGGTCGGTGCTGTCGATGCTCCCGGGCACGGACGCCAGAAACCTGCAGGCCGAACTGGATACCATCGGTTCCGGTTCCATGCTCCAGACCATGCAGGCACTCAAGGCTGCGTCTCCTACTGGGGCAACGGGCATGGGCGCGCTGTCTGATTCGGAAGGGAAGCTCTTGCGTGAATCCCTCGGCTCCCTGGATACCTGGCAATCCCCGGAACAGCTCCGCCGCAACTTGTTGAACATCAAGGCGGTGTACACGGACATGCTCGTTTCGTGGGGGTACACGCCGGAGCAGGCGGCAAGCCTGTTTGCCCAACCGAAACGAGGAAAGACAGGGGCTGCAAACGAGGGAGAAACAATTCCTCCCATGCCTTCTGGCGCGCATCCTGTGAATTTCTAAGGGGCGAAGGATGAAGATAGCTCACAATCCCCAAACGGGGGAATATTTCGGCCTGCAAAACGGGCAATGGTTGCCTGTTCGTATCGCTCAAAACGATGCCGGTGACAGGTGGTACCTCAGCGAGAACGGCTGGGAACCGCTGAACACCGGCGGCGCCATGACGCCGGACAAGCCCCGTGGTGATGAAAAATCTGCGTACCATTCCCTGGGTGTGGGCACGCGCGACGTGCTGGAAGGCGTGGGGGAGATCGCGGGCATGTTCGTGACCCCCTTCGCCAATGCGGCAAGCTGGGCGCTTGGTGGGCGTGGCGACGAGTTCCGCAATCCTGGGGCGGCCGCGGCTGACTGGATGGGGCTGCCGAAGGCCGAAAGCGACAGCGAAAAGCTGGCGTCTGCCGCCATCCGTGGTGGTGCCGGGGCCATCGGTTCGGTGGGACTGGGTGCCGCGCCCGCTGTGGCCAAGGCAGCGCCGCAGGTGGGCAAAATCCTGAGTTCCGGCCCCCTTTCGCAGATTTCCGGCTCCATGGCGGCAAGCGCCGGGGCCGAGGCTGCGGAACAGGCTGGCGGAGGCACAGCAGCCCAGACGGTGGCCGGTCTGGCGGGTGGCATGGTGCCCCCTGCAGCCGGTCTTGCCGGTCAGCTCAGCTGGCGCGGCCTGCGTGCCGGTCTGACTGCATTTGACGCGCTCTCTGACGCCGGGCGGGAGCGTATCGCCGGGCAGACACTGGCCCGCATCTCCGGCGCACCGGAAGAAGTCCGCAATGCCGCGGCCAATGCGGCGCAGTATCTGGAGGGCTCCAGCCCCACACTGGCGCAGGCCACGGGCAACGCCAGCTTGGCTGTGCTGGAAAAAGGCCTTGCGTCTTCCGGCCCGCAAGGGGCTGCCATTGGCGAACGCTACGCGCAGCAGAGGCAGGCGCGGCAAACACTGCTTGATGACACGTTGAATGGTGCTGCTGACCGGCTGGCCGGGGAGCGCGAGGGTCTGAATGCCGCCGTGCAGCCCGGCATCGACGCAGGGACGGCAGGGGATACGCTGCGTTCGGCCTATGACCGCAATTATGCGGCTGCTCGCGCCAGGACACGCGCAGCCTATGACGCCATCGATCCCGAAGGGACGGCCAGCTTCGACCTGCGGCCCATCCTGGAAAAGTTCGGCCAGACCATCGGGGATTCTCCTTTCGAGCAGATGGCCGTGCCCGGGCAGATCAGGCAGTTCATGGGCATCATGGGCGAAATGGTCAAAAACGGCCAGAACGGCACCTATCGTGACCTGCAGGCCATGCGCACGGCACTTGCCGACATGGGGGAGACGGCAGGCCGCAGCGGTGATGCCGCCACGGCCCGCCTTGCCGGCAATTTCAAGCGCACGCTGGACGATTACATGGAGCGCCTTGCGGCTGATGAGACGCTGCAGGGCGGCTTCCCCTATCCGCAGCCGGGCAGTCCTGCCTACAAGGAAGCCACACGGCTGGCCCGTGAAGGTGTGAAAAGCGACCCCATGTATGACGACCTGCGCTATCTGTACCAGAACGGTCTCAACCGTGATGCCGTGGAACGCATCGTCGGCAGGGCCGGGGTGGAAACGCTGAATACGCAGTATCCGGGCCTTGTGCGTCCTTCGGGCAAGCTGACGCCTGACCAGGTGGCGGGTGACCTGGGTGGTTCCACGGCCTACGGCTACGGCGGTACGGAAACCAGCGCGCGGGACAGCCAGGCCATGATGGAACTGATCCTTGACCGGTTGCAGGGCGGCGGTGGCCGCATCAATGCCGACGTGGCCAAGGTTCGGGACCAGATCATTGCCGGCAACACGCGGCCGCACACGGGTTTCGACCTTGAGCAGGCCGAGGCCTTTATGGCTGCCAAGCGGCAGAGGCGGGAGCAGGGTCGGCTTTTTGAGCAGGGCCAGAACCTTGCGCTTTCCCGGCGCGGCAAGGAGCTTGAAGGACGGGCTGTTGACAATGCGAAGATCGCGGGGCGCTATTTCCGCAAAGGCCCGGCTGGACGGGAAAGCATGCGGGCCTTCTACAACATGGCGCAGGATGACCCGGAGGCATTGCAGGCCATGCTGGATTATGCCCGTGGTGAGCTGCGCCGGGCGGCGGTGAAGACTGACGGCACCCTGGACCCTGCAAAGCTGGCGCGTTTCCAGAAAGATCACGCGGCGGCGCTGGAAATGCTGCCCGAGATGCAGATGGAAGCGCAGCGCCTGAGCCTGGCGGCCCGTGGACTGTCCGGGCGGGAAAGCGGCCTGAAGACCGTGGCTCGCAAGACCGGTGATGTCTGGAAGTTGAACCATGGTGTGGATGTCACTGGTAATGCCGGACGGCGCTTTGGTGTTGACGGTACTGGCACATTCACCGGTCAGGAACTGGAAGCTCTGGATGCGGTGCAGCGTGACATGGCCCGTGCGGCCCGTACTGACAGCCTGGCAGCGGTGAAGGGCAGCCCTACGGCGCAGAACCTTGCCACACAAGCCATCCTGGATGCTTTTGTGGGTGGTGACTTCTGGAAGCACAACCCGCAGGGGACCGGTGGCTTTTGGCGCAATGCGGCGTCTGTGCCGCTCAATGCGTGGGGGGACTGGCTTGGAAAGTGGCTGTACGGTGGTTCGGCTGACGCTATCAACCAGCTGCTGATAAATGCCATGCTCGACCCGGTGGAAGCTGCGCGTCTGATGGGCAAGCGGCAGTATGTGCCCAAGCGCAGCATCGGTGAGATATTCGGCAACAGCGGCAGGGCCGCGGGCAACGTGGCCCTGCGGAACCTTGCCAACACCTACGGCGGCCTGCTTGGCGAACTGGCCCGCGAAGAAGGGAGGTAGACATGGGCGTCAAGGATTACGACCTGAACCCGGACAACAACACACTGATAAACGGCATCAACATCGCCGAAGGCTGCCCGCCATCGGGCATCAACAACGCCATCCGCCAGATCATGGCCGACGTGAAGGAAGACAGCGACGCGCAGAACGAGGCGCTGAAAAAGTTTTCAGAAACCCCAGCCAGCGCTGAAGACCTTGGTCCGGTCAAGGTCGGCGACGGCTTGTCCATGGGAGAGGATGGCACACTGTCTCTTGACCTTGTGGATGGTGTGGATTCCACCAGTACCACGCAGGCGCCAACGGCTGCTGCGGTGAAGAAAGCTTACGATAAAGCGTCGGAGCTGAATTGGATTGGGGTGCCCCGCTATTGGCGCAGCAAGACGCTACCCCCGAACCACTGTTGGGCAAACGGGGACTTCATCAATTTCGCCGACTGGCCCGAATTGAAAGCTGTTTATGACGCTGGCGGCTTTGAGGGGATGCTCATGGCGTGGGACGCTGACAGTGAGACCCAGGCAGCAAACCTGGGGCAATGGCGTCCGGATGCTGCGGAGCCAACGGGTCTGTACACGCCCAACCTGACAGGGCAGTTTATGCGATGCTGGACAGCAGGAGAGGAAAAAGCAGCCGGTGCGTGGGGACGTGACGAGATACGAAACATCATGGGTACGGCAGGTGATGCAGTATGGGGGCTCAAGGAGGCGACAGGGGCTTTTGAGGTGTATGACTACCAAGGGGTCTCGATGGGTGGCGGTAGTTACACATACCCCCGAAACAAGTTGAGGTTTGATGCGAGTAAAGCTGTTCAAACCGGAACCGAGAACGTCCCCAAACATGTTTGGGTGCCGCTTATTATTTATCTGGGTAACCCCGCATAGGAGCAGACTATGACGTATCTGTATGATTTCGATCCGATGACCGGTGAGTATCTTGGTAAACGCCAAGCCCAGGTCGTAAATGGCAAGGCGTTGACACAAAGCGCCTATGCGACCACCACGCCGCCGCCTGCCTCCATCCCGGAAGGGTATGTCGCCCGCTGGACGGGGAGTGAATGGGAGCTGGTGGAGGATCATCGGCAGCATCTGGACAGCAAGGGTACACCGCAGGGAGGCACCCCCTTCTGGCTGGCCGGAGAAGACGACTGGCAGAGCCCGCCGCGCTATACTAAAAATCTTGGGCCGTTGCCTGCCGGTGCCATCACTACGCGCCCAGAGAAACCGCTGGAGCAGGTGAAGACCGAAAAACTGCGGGCAATTGACGCCGAGACCTCGGTCGCCATTTTAGCGGGCTTCCAATGCGAGGCCACGCCGTCCGATACCGGCACGCCGGAGCTGCTGCATTTCAGCTATGACGAATTCGACCAGCAGAACTTTGCTGACGCGGCCGTGTCCATGCAGCTGGCGGCAGCAGCCGGCGGGACCATCCCCACGTCCACGCCCTGGAATGCCTATCGGGGCCACACGGCAGACAGCAAGGGCGAGCTGGTCATCCTGCAACTGACGGCCGAAACTTTTGTGCCCATCTATGCCGCTGCCCTGCAGCACAAAGCCGCGAAGATGGCCGATGGCGGGCAGCGCAAGGCCGCCGTGGCTGCCGCCCAGACCGTGGAAGAAGTGGAGGCCATCTGATGGTCCGTTTTGATGTCATCCGGCACAACGGCTGGCAGACCGTGGTGAGTCTGGATCAGGCTCTGCACTGTCTTGGCGGTCTGCTGTCCTCGTTGCTGCTGGTCTGCATCCGGGACGCGGCCCTTCCCGTAGTCTGGGCGGACGAAACGCTCTCCAGCCGGTGCTGGCGCTGGCATCTGTACGGAGTTCGGAGCTGGCCCTGCAGGCTGGTGGATGCGCTGTTCTGGTGGGATCGGGAGCGGCGCGGCGCCGTGGTGGTCAGGCACTGCGAGCTGAGCTGGGAGAGCGAGCGCGACGGTCGGCAACTGCCGCCGGAGCTGCGCACAGAGAGGTGATACATGGAAAAGGATGACGCGAGCCATCTGCCGGTGCATGACGGCATGGTGGGCGAGGGGGTCAAATTTGAGCGCGTGCGGCGCATCACCGGCTATCTGGTGGGCACGCTGGACCGATTCAACAACGCCAAGCGGGCCGAGGAAGGCCAGCGCGTCAAGCACGGTCTTGGCGGTGGGAAGTAGTATCTGGACACTCTGTGGATAGGAGTGGGAGCATGGGAAAAACAAGTGAGCGCTGTCCTGGATGCGGGGCCCATGTGCCTGTTTGCAGGACGTTCGTGGTTCCGGCCCGTTTTGGTGAGACCTGCAAAGATCGCGAGATCGACTGCGTGCGCTACCAACGACTTGTTTGTCCTGTCTGCGGCATGTCGGGCGACAGGTCTGTCTTTGTGGGCCGGACGCATTGGGATGAGGATGGCGGCAGGTCTGCACTGTCCTGCCGGAAGATCGTCGAATAAGCCGTATCCGTGTGCGATGCTACAGTCCGGTGTGGGATATCCCCATGCCGGACTTTTTTGTCAAGGAGGCCTCTCATGGCTGAATTTGCTTCCAAGGGTGTGGCTGGCGCCGGTCTCGGCCTGGGTATCGCGGGAACTGCTCTTGGGCTCCTCAACAACGGCGGTCTGAACTTGGGCGGGATTCTTGGCGGCAACGCTGCCGGTGGCGTCGCCCTGGGTGTGATGGCTGAGAAGGATGCCAAGATCGCGGAACTCACTGCGGAAAAGTATGCCGACGGCGTAGCCAAGGATGTGTACATCCAGGCCCTTGCCGACAACAAGTCCGTGCGCGAAGAGCTGTATGCCTTCATCAAGCCCCTGTCTGAAGAAGCTGCCAACAACCGCGTGAACGTGGCCCGCATGGAAGAGCAGATCAAGTTCCTGAACCAGAAAATGGACCTGCGCGAACAGATCGTGCTGGGCAAGGTCAATGAAGTGGCTCTTACCGCCAACAACGGTCTGACCGCGCTGAACGGCGCCCTGTCCTGCCTGCAGAATACCGTGGCCGGCATCACGCAGACCATTGTTCCCGCCTCTGCCGTCTGCCCCAACCCCATGCCCGCCAACAATGCCTGGGTGCCCCCGGTCAATCCCAACTCCTGCGGCGGCTGCTCCTGCCAGAACAGCTAGGGGGTGCGCCATGAGCTGCATCCCTGTCATCACTGTGACGGGCGTGAGCGTCAACACCACGACCAACGTGGCGACGCTCACCACCAACGCGCCCTTCCCGGATCGTGGGCCGTTTGAGCTCCGTTTCCCGAACTGTGCCTGCAACCAGCTCGACCCGCTGTGCGTGAGCCCTTGCGCAAACCCGCAGGCGGCAGTGGAGTTCAGCTACACGCCAACCGGAGGCACGGCCGTCACCTATGCCACGGTGTACAGTTGCCCGTGCTGCAAGTGCGCCGTGCCCGACACGGTCAAACTGTCCCAGATCGTCAAGCAGGCTGCAAGGTCCGGCGGGTGCCTGCACGGCAAAAGCTCCTACGGCACCAGCGGCGCGCTGTTCCTGACGGACAACCTGCCCTGTGCCAATGTGAGCTATACCACCACCACGACAGCCGCCGGCTAAAAAAAAAGAGAGGTCGATCATGCCGAAAATCACGTCCGAAAACCTCGGGATAGCCCTGGGCAGCTATATCGAACAGGAGCTTGTGCCCAAAGCTGGCGGCCTGCAAAAGGTCATGCTCTATATGGCCCTTCCCGTCATCAGTGCCCAGACGCCGCAGATGGTGCGGCAGTACGCGCCCGCGCTCAAGCTTCTGGACGGCCTGACGGAAGACGGCATGATCGACCTTGAAAAGATGTATCCTGCGTTGAAGGATGCCGTGCATAAGGCCGGAAAGGTGCCCGTCATGGGCATCATCTTTGACGAGGCGGACGTGGACAAACTCTATACCATTGCGCAGCCGCTTGCGCAGTAGGAGGGCGTGATGGAATTCAAGGAATGGCGCCAGAATATGGCGGAAAAATCGGAAGAAAAGGTGCTCAAGACCATGGGCAGGATCATCGAGGACAGTCATGACTGCCGCCTGTACTCGCAGGAGCTTGACGACCTCAAGGACTGCGTCCACATCCTGGCCATGCTGCATCCCGGCATGGCGCTGAACGGCAAGTAGCACCTGCGACAAGACCATAACAAAGCCCCCGCTCCGTCATGGAGCGGGGGCTGTTGTTTTTTGATGGAACGAGTGGTTACGCGTCTGGGGGCCTTTTCCGTGACCCGATCGCGTATCCAATACCGCTACCGCCGAGCAAGCCACACAGGATTTTTAACAAATCTGCGAGGATGTCCTCTTTGTCGAGATATAAGGTTGCCAGCCCAAAAATCAACATACAGAGGACAATGAACCCAACCAGCAGCACTGAGCGAAGGTTGATTTTGTCGAAGTGGCCGCGGATTTCCCGGTTATTTTGAAGCGTCGCGTCGATATTGCGCCTTGCGATATCGTACTGATGTTCATCTTGCTGTTTGAGCAATTCGGCGTCAGGTTGCGGTGGCTGTTGCACAGGAAGATTCTCATTACCATCCATAGCAATCCCCCACAGGTTTATCTTGCTTGACATTCACCTTGTAGCGTGGGCGCTTCAACTTGACCATAAAACCGCCAAACTGGCTGCCGGGGTAGGTCGGCACATAGCGAACGTCCGCAGGGTTTATTTCACCGCGTTCCCGTCGGCGCATGTATTCTTCAGCCGTGATGAACTCTTCCGTCTCAAGGACGGCATCCAGGGTAGGGGCATAGGTATTCATACCGTCTCTCCTTAGTCTGAGGAGTATCCCACTTCCTTTTTTGACGCAACCATATAGCTATTTCCCCATGCCCAGCATGGCCCTTGCCGTGGATTCCAGGGCCCGCAGGTTGTGGTGCAGTGCGCCGGAGCAGTCCTCCATGCTCTGGAGGGCATTCAGGCCCATGCGCCGGGCCGGGCTGTACATGTCCTGCGCGGTGCGGATGGAGGGCAGCGCCTTGCGGGCCAGCAGGAACAGGGCTTCCTCGTGGCGGTGGATCTGGCGGACATGCTCCCGGATGGCGGCAAGGTGATCTTCCGCCTCATCGGTAGGGGCGGGCAGAGGGGTGGTAAGAGGGGCCGCTGCCTGAGCCGGAGCGGGCAGCGCGTCGATCCTGGCCTGCACCCACGCCAGCGCGTCCGGTATCCACTGCTGCGGCAGCTCCTTGATATTGGCGAGGTTGAAGGCGGCCTTGAGCTGGTTCCAGCAGGCGGCGAAGGGCAGGCCGGAGACCTGCGCCCACGACCCCACCAGCGCCCGCAGGGGCTTGCGGTCTTCGGTCGTGGACGGCGTGATGGAGAGGGTGCCGGGAAAGTCCACGATGTCCTGGGTGATGTTGCGGGCGGCGTGCTGTTCGGCGTCGAGCTTGTCCAGCACGTCCAGCACCCAGCGGCGGAAAGCCTTGGCTACCGGCGTGCGGGCGAACATGGCAACGAGGTGGCAACCGCGAAGGGAGAAGATGCGAGCCTTGCGCTTGAGGTTTTCCAAGGTGCCCATTTCGGGCACGTCGGCTATTTCAATAACTTGCGTCATCTCCGGTGTGAACTCGTCAGCGTTGCGCTCATACAGGTGGGTAATCTTCCGAGTATCGGAATACCCCAAAGCGCGGGCGAGTTCGGTAGCTCGAATCCAAAGGCAATTTTGATAGGTGACAGGGGACAAGGTGATTTCGTTGAAAATCAAAACCTGTGTCATGAGGAACCTCGCTACGGTTTCTGATTGGCGTTGGCCGGACGCAAAAAAAGGCCGGGAGCTCAGAACCGCGTAGCGTGCGGCAGGGGCATTGCTGCTTACCTACTCCCGGCCAATATTGAATATGGCAATAGAATACCATATTTCTGGCACGAAAAAAGCCATTGACAAGCGGAATGGCGACCGTCGCTACGGAGTTTCTGAGGCTCCATGCAGAGACAACGCCACAAAATGAGGAAAATGTCAATCATCTACCTCAATCTGCAAAACCCATGATACATAGATGATACTATTGAAAAAGTCCCAAAATTTAGATGTCTTGAATGTATAGCAGGGTATGTTCCGTTGTTGTCGTAATTCAAGAAAATCGTTGTTGTGCTTGTTATGTATGTCTGTAAATTTTGATTTGCTGTACTCTGTATAAAGGAAACATTATTTCCTGTGCTTATACATCCAGTCTCAACTGTACCAGCATTTCCACTCATATATGATTTTTGAGATTGATAATCATATATAAATTTTATATCCAATATATCGTTAGCAGGCTCATTTATAAATTCGTTATCTTTATATTTAATCGTTTTCGATACATAAAATCTACAATCAAATGTCGCCATATCAGCAATAGCGTCAGTTGAGAATAAAATATATACAATAAGAAAAAATAGAGACTTACCCATCAGAATTCTTTTCATCCCTTCCCCTCCTTAAATAATGCGCCTACCATGAAGAGTACGTCACTCTATTTTTTCGCATCTCCCGGCAATTACCCTATCACCTAATGGTGCCCACGATTGTAACATAGTCAAAATATAGCCCCTATCGTCTTTTGCTATGCTTATAGCTCCGCAGGCGTCGTAATGAGTATACAAGGCAAAGAATGAATTTCCTGTGCTATTATAATCTTGAAAAACAACCATTTCATATTGGTCTGATTTTGAACTAAGTTTTCTCTGTATTATATATTCTCCATATCCATGCACAATTCCGGGGAGAATGTTAAATTTAGAGCCGTTTTTTGATGTGACAAGATGCTCATCATTTTCTTTGTACATAATTCTAATAGAATCTCCAGAATCGCTCGTGCATTCATATATTGTTGTTTTTTGGGCAAAAACTCTATTCTGTAATATAAGAATAATGGCAACAGTATATAAGATTAAAATTATTGTCTTGTTCATAACCTTCTTCATTCCTCCCCCTCCCTCAGCTTCCAGCACCGCCGCAGATCGTGGCGCGTCTTCTCGCGGTGCTGCTCCCTGGTTACTCTGTGGTTGACGATGGCGGCAGGGTAGCACGCCTCTGGGGGCGGGGACAATGGGGTAGCCTTTTCTCTTCGGGGGTAGCTTTGGGGGTATTTTTTAAAGCCCCTGAAAAATATTCCAGTGATTCTGGTATGTTTGTACTCAAATGGGAGGCGCAT